AGCGTGGATAATATCAGCGGCTCCAGCCTGCGCCGCAGTAACGTTATGCGGGTTATCGGTTCTGTTTCCATGAGCGTCAACGGTATCCTTTCTTGCAATGTCGTCGCTCGCGCTGGGAGCGGCCACCTTCGCCCTACCGTTAGCGTCACGCACTATGATACGGTCAGCTGTAGCCAGTGAAGTAGCACTGTGGACGGTTGTAGCATTGGTGTGCGCATCAAGCGCCGCTGCTCCCGCCGCCCCAATTAGCGCCGGAGTTATGGGGTCCGTACCGTACATACCATGTTCGGCGGCGTGCGGCCCGGGAACCGCCGTACCGGTCGCGGTAATGGTAACGGTTTTAGTATCCGGGTTAGTCCCTACACTAATCCCCGTCCCACCGGCAATAGCGACATTGCCGCCAGGATTGCTGATTCCTCCTACCTGCGCAATAGCTCCAGCCTGCGCCGCAGTAACGTTATGCGGGTTATCGGTTCTGTTTCCATGAGCGTCAACTGTATCCTTACGGGCAATGTCGTCGCTGGCGGCGGGAGCTGCTACCTTCGCCCTACCGTTAGCATCACGCACTATGATACGGTCAGCTGTAGCCAGTGAAGTAGCACTGTGGACGGTTGTTAAATTATCGTGATTAGTTAAATTTGTCTGCACCGCGTCAACCGTATCCTTACGAGCAATATCGTCACTCGCAGAGGGAGCCGCTACCTTCGCCCGGCCACTGGCATCCCTTTGCATTATCGCGCCAGCAGTCGCAGCAGAAGCAGATCCGTGCGCAGTTGTAGCGTTCGCGTGATTGCCCAACTCCGTATCGGTGTAGGTTTTTAAAGGATCTCCAGTAATGGTAACGGTTTTAGCGGTGTTATTAGGAGTTATTGAAATACCCGTTCCGGCAACAAGGTCAATATCACCCTTTTTGTTGTCTACTCCGTCAATGCTTGCCGGAGCTCCCTTAGCCGCGTCCACCTGGACGTCGATATATTGCTTCAAAGCCGCCAACAAAGCTTGCACGGTCGCCCCGGAAAGCCCCGAAATACCGGTCGCGCCAACCAAATCAGCACCGCCCGCCCCACCGGCAACCGATTTTAAACGCGTTACCAAAGCCTCAACAACGGCCTGCACCGTCGCCGCCACGCCGGTTTCAGCAAGCGGAGTCATGGCGATATTATCAGCGCCGCTACTGCCATCAGCCACAGAATTAAGAATGGCTGTCAAGCTATTGTTAATAAAGTCTCGTATTTCCTCAACCTGGCTGTCCCATTGCTGCTTTCTCGTAGTTGCCGACACATTCGGCCTGTCTGGCTGGTCTACGTGCTTAAAAGAAAAATCGGGCAAATTCGGTAATGTCATCCTTAAAACCTCCCCCACTTAACTACAAAATACAAAAACAGGTCACTTAATACGCTTCCGAAGCGAATAATCCAACACTTGCGCTAATATTTGCAACGATTCCATAAACAAATTATCGTAACAAAAATTTCCATAATCAAAATTTGAATAGCTAAAATTAATAGCTGGATTATCCCAACCGCTACGAATTCGCCACTGAATATACTCACCCTTAAACCCGATCTTTTCTGATTGAGTCTCCGGAATTGCGGTTTCTGTCCCATAACCAAACCGGTCATAATAAACATTCTGATAGTTAAAAAACGTGTTATCCACAGACAAAACCAGGGTTTCGTTACCCTGGTCAGTAATAAAAGTAAGTATCACGTCAGACGGTATGTCGAATGGCTGAAACGTAAGAAACAACCGTTCAAACTTCTTTACCCATTCCCTACCGCCAACATACAATGCAGGCGAAGTCCAATAAACATCAAAAAAAGTATCTTGCAAATCATAAGCAATGCTGTCTTCTTTATATTTTAAATCCGACCTGTCCGTTTCAAGCCTGCTTTTATAAATCAGTCCATTGGCGTTTGAACCGAGCAAAAGCGTTGCATCCCATTCCAAAAAGCAACTCGCGCTACCAGGAACATTGTCGTAAGGATACCAACAAAAGACATCATTCGCGAAGTCGGAATATTTTAAATCCAATACCCAAACCTTATCTTTAATATGCAAATAATATTTTTCGTTATAAATAAAAGCGTGAGCCAGCCTCATTTCCGCTTCGGTATAATCAAGCAGACCTTTCATCAACTCACCATTGTCATTAACAACGTAACTCTTCCCGTTAACATTACGAGAAACTATTTTTACGTTTAACTGAGCACGCACCAGCGAAGGAGTAACCCAAACAACCCCATCCCCGGACAAAGCCAGCAACCCGCCATATGCCGGCTGAACCGTTCGCGGCGAAACACATCCATATTCGTCGTTAAGTGGATAAGTAGGAAAAATAACAGTATCGTTATCCGTTTCTATCGGAGAATACCAAACAGTATTCTCCTTGAACGTAACCAAGTAATCATACATCCGGCCAAAGCCGGTAATTCTCTCAGAATCACTGCCAATACGCTCGAAAGCCGACAGCGGCCAATATGCCGGATCGAAAAGACCACTGTGATACCTGGTATTTTTGTCGCTCCCGGCAAAAAAAACACGGGTATCGTTGCGACCGCCGTAAATTATTGCCATCGTGCATCTAGTAATCAAGGTCGAATCGCTCAAAAGCCCCTTTTCGGCCTGAACAATCACTTCCGCCTCGCCCGGAGCCGCGCCGAAAGTAACCACGCCGCCAGGCCGATCAACGGTAAAATCGGTTCCCTCAACCTTTAAAGCCCCGTCAACCCACGCCCTTACTTCCTTGGCCGATAACCCGGCAAAAGAAAGTTTGTATTGCGTTGCTCCGGTAGTCCCGGCAAAAACATCTTTCCAGGAGTTGGAGAGCAGATTCAATTCCTCATCCGCCGCGCCCCCGGTTCCGTCCGGATTACGCCCCACGGTTATCTTCGGCACGTAGCCAACGACATCCGCCACCGGGTTAACACCATCGTAAACAATATAATCTGTGCCGTTTAGGCAATATAGCTTGTCGCCCATTTCAAAAAACAAGCACTGCGCATCCGCGATACTTGTTTTGGCACCAGTCATCAAACTTGTTTTAGTACCGTCCGGGGCGACATCCCACAGCTTACCCCCCCATGCCGCAATAAACTTTTCCGTACCGTCCGGCGCAGTATAAGGCGTCATGCCGCGAATTGCGCCGACACCCCACGACTCAGCGTTAAGACGGGCAAACCCCAAACGGTTTTTCCACGTTCCCCCGTCAAGACACATATTCAAAATATCCGGGCTACAGTTATTCGGTATTAAGTCCGGCGAAACATCGATTCGCATCCCGCCCATAAAGCCGTTAGGAAACGTAAACGGCGCAGGTTTTTGCTTACTCTCCGGTATTTTATATTGAATTGCTTTAGGCAACCACTATCACCACCGTTCATTACTGCCGCCAATCACCGCCACACAACCTAGCCGCCCAACTAACCCACCTACCATCCATACAGCGACCGTGAGCCGCTGTTAACCCCTATGTCCAAACTAAGCGCGGCTTTTCGCGATTCGTAAATATTCACCAAGAGCGTTCCCTTGGTTTCGTCGCCTTCGGTTAGAAATATCTTTCCGGCACAGAAATAAGGAACAAGCCTTGCGGCCTCATCGGAAATGTCAAGGATTAACTGATCGTCGATGTTAAGAACGCCGGAATAGCTCAGTAAAATGGGTTTACGCCAAAAATGCAAAATTAAATTAAGCGGACTGTCGTAAGTGTTAAACAGAATCTTCTTATCCGGCCTTAATCTGTAATTCTGGTAATTAGCATATTGCCGCGTCGGTTTTCTCGCCTCGATAAAATTCAGCTTAAAAAAATTGTCCGGCAGGTCGTAAGCCACCCAATCACTATGAGCCTGAACTGCCGCCTCGTTATAGAAAGAAATCGGATACAAAACATAATTGCGCACCAGGAAAAGATATTGTCCCGTAAACCTAAGCCTTACCACATGCGCTTCCGAAGATGAAGCAATCAATCTGCGGTAGGCCGTAAAAGCCGTAACCGTAACCGGAATATCTATGGTTTCAATGGCAGTGTAAACCGCTCCGTCCAGCATTTCCTCAATGACCGCCGTACCGGGTCCAATAGCTTCAAAGTAGCAAGCCTTGGCACTTTTTAGAGATATGGAAAAATCCCCACTGCCGGGAATAATTTGTTTTGGCGTGCTCGTATCATCAAAAACACTATTTTTAATTGGATAGTGCGCTATTTCAAACACTTCCGGAATTTTGGCAAACGTAACACTAAGATCGCTGACCGCGTCATTTGCCAACGATTGTATTTTGAGGTTATAATCAGCAGTTTTATTCTCAGACTGGACCATGCCGCGCGAACTGTACTCATCGAGTAGCCTTAAAGTATCTTTGCGAACTTGGCCGTATAAAGTAGTGCCATACGGTACGGGCATGTAGCTTCATCTCCCTACGCGGTAAAACCGGCCATATTTAGTGTTGTAATAACCCCCGCCCCTCCCGCCGCAGCGTAAAGATTGGCGGCGGAGTTGGTTGACAGCTCTATTGGGTGAGAAAATGCCATGGCAATCCTGGTCCCTTGCACCGCAGCCGCGCCGATAATTGACTTCCATTTAGCCGTCGAACCATCGCGCAGTTCGACGGCAACGTCAGCCGCGCCAACGGCGGCGCCGGAAACAACGGCCTCAACAGCGGTTATGTAATGTTTTTTATTCTCTTGGGCGGCTTTAGTTATCGTTACGGCGGCATTAGCTGCGCTGTCGCCGGTCACTGTCCATTGAGGCGGCAATTTGGTAAGATACGACAATCAAACTCACTCCTTCCCGGTTACCATTGCGTGTTCTTGCATATGTTTAATAAAATCACCCCATGCAGTAAACTTTTTACCGCATTTTTTGCAAAGCTTTGACCTGTTTTTAGGATCGTAATTCGTTGCTTTGTCTGCATTTTTTTCTATCCTGTTCGCTTTTTTCACAGGAACAGGATAAGTGTCCAGATTAAACCTAGAAACAGATTCCGAACTTAATTCCGTTTTTGGTCCACAGCTTAATAAAAATCCGTTTGATTTTTGCAACTCTTGCCAGATCAAGTAAAGCAATTTTTCAGTATCGGTAAAGTTGGTAATGCTTTTTGTAAATCGCATAGATTGCATAATATATACCTCAAAAAAACCGGGAAAGCTATTGTCAAGCCTCCCCGGTTAAATTCTACCAACATAGTTAAATCGTACTCACCAAATAATTAATTTCAATACTATCACTTGCGGTAATTGCCGCTCCCTGGATTACCGTTCCGTAAGTAACATTTACCGTACCGACAGCCTCAACGGTATAAGAGGTAGCCGCAGAAGCCTTTCGCCCTACCTCAATAACATCAGTCGCGGCAGCAATGGGACGATAAAGACCAAGCTTGTCGCAACAGCCAACCGATACAGCGTCGCCTTCATCATTGGTTTTGGCCGGAAGCGAAATAGAGATTACGGTTTTAAACGGCTTAACGCCATCAACCGCCGCAGTTCCATTCAATGCAATAGTATCGGTAATAGTCTGCCCCGCCCAGTCCGTCCCGGTAATCACCACATTACCGGCAATGCCGGAGGCGTTCCCCTTAACTTGCAAACAACGGTAAACATCCGGGTTAGTTATATCAGCGGTAACGGTTTGCGCCGCTGCCGCAAGAGTAACGGCAGCATGAATCGAGGTCGCGGAGGCGGCGGCAACCACGCCCGTTTTTTGAACGGCGGGAAACCTTCCAAGGCCAGGGGTTAAGCCTTGACCTTCAAGCGGAGTAAAACCGCCAGATGGGGTAATTACGATTTGTTCAGAACCGGACTTACCAACCGCGTAACCGTTTTCCTTGGAGCTAAATCCAGTACTATGAGTAAAGCCTGCCATTCTCAACACTCCTTTTGTGTAGGCCATGAAAGATCAGAGATTTAATTAAACGAGATTAATAACAGTAAGACACCCAAAAAGGTGTCTTACTGTTATTTGTACCATTTTCTACCATGCTTTTTGATATTTAGCAAATCATTTAAACTTCTAAATTTACGACGGAATTGAAAACTGCACTGGCCTCCAATCGAATGCCCCCATCACGAGCCATTGCAAAGCGCCAAAGTACCAGGTCTGAACCTTTTCATCCTTCCAACTAATCAGTTCATAGTCATCGCCTGATTCGAGGCGATTAATAACCTTGAGACTTTGTTTCAGGTTAGCGGAATCAGCCACAGCCCACGGTTGCCCGGTTTTGCCGGTCTGCTTGCGAAACTGCTTCCAGACCAGCAGACGCATACTGCCATAATATATGTTCGGGTTATTATCCGCAGTGTCAACTTTTCCCTCGCCGCCGATAACCTCCAATCCCTTCTTGCGAAGGGCGGTCGGCACGATAAGAGTATCGGGCTGAAGATTAGCCGGGTCACCGTTTGAATCCTTCAGGTCAAACATAGCCTGACAGGCGGTCTCAAGGTTATCTTCATCCAGCTCCAAAGCGTGTAAATTGCTTTGGGTGGTGCTGTAATTTGCGCTGGTATGAGACGCGCTGGCTATCGGCAAACCGTTAGCCACCTTGTTCCAAAGCAGAGTTTCGCCGTTTACGTTATACCCGGCAGTCTGGTCGGCATAGGTAAAGATGCCGGACGCGCAAGCCTCACGGAACCGAGCCGCCGCCAAGGCGAACTTAAAGGTATCGTCCTTCAAGTTAATCAATTTGGCGTTGCTCAGTAAAAACCGGTCATAAGCCATTCCGGCCTGCCATACGACCGGAGTGAACGTTTTAGTATCTCCTTCCAACTGGTTACCATATGTGAATTCACCGTTCCATTTGGTAAAGTCTACCTTTCCTACCATTTCCGAGATAGCTTCCGCAGGGTTGTCAGAAGTTTCCTCGGTGAAAAGCTCTTTAATCATTGAATCCTTAATGGAATCGGCATAGGTGTACTGCCAATATTCTAAAAGGGGCAGTTCGTATTTACCCACAAGTTTATTAAACTGACCGGAATCTTGAATCATTACTCCCATTAATTACACCCCCTATGATGCAACACAGAAGTTCTTAACCGCGATAACGTGAACTTTTGTGTTTGTCGTGTCCTTTTCCAGAATCGTAAGATGTCCACCGGTTACGTCCGAAGAATCAATTGACGCTCCGGTCGCGTTTCCCAGCGTTGCAGATTCGCAGCCGGGAAGGAATGTCGCGTCAGCCGTTCCGGTGTAATCGGCCTCTATGATGTCGCCGGGCTTAACCATTTCCATGCAACCAAGCACATCAGTTCCGGCATCGGTCGCCTTAATGCATATCGCGTAAATCCGATCCGTACCAACCGCCTGTGTCCATCGTCCGGACGACAACTTGTACGCCCGTCCCGCGTAAGCGGCCTCGGAATCGGTCATATAGATGTTGGTGATTTCCCGCGTCTTTAAAAGTCCATGATTGACATTGCCAACAATTCTCAAAGCCATCTTCTTATCAACTGCCTTTCAAAAAATTAAGGCGGCTATTTTTTAGCCACCTTCCTATATTTGCTTACCTTTTCTTTTATTTGGGCGATGGTCAGCGATTTACCGAATATGCCCCTCCATGTCCTAATTTCGTCGTTACTTAAATCAACCTGCGCTTCAAAATCGCCGCCGCCGCCCTTCTCAGTATCCAGGTGATTTTTACTTCCCACGTCCCGTATAGTTTTAGCTTTTGTGGTAGTTTTAGCGTGTTCGAGGATCGCGTCCTCGTTAGTTTGCAGCCACGCCGCCCGGAGCGGAATCCCCTGCTTCATCAAAGCAACGGTGCCTTCATCCAGATCCTGCAACTCAGGCACCAAATCACCGTATTTATCGCGCAACTTTACATGGTCTGCAACGATCTGCTGAGTAAGACGTTCCTGCTGGCGCTGTTGCTGATCGTTTGCAAGTTGCTGCTTAAGCTGTTGATTCTCCTGATTCATCTGAATAAAAGCCGGATCGGTGCGAAGTATTTCACGAATTTCACGCACGTTATAGCCCTGTGCCTCAAGCTGCGCCTCTTTGTCGAGGCGGTATTTCTCTGTCTGCGCCTGCTGACCTGTCTGCCGTTGCTGCAACATTTGATTGACGGCGTTAAAATAACTGTCCAGATCATTTAAACGGTGCGTTTGTCCGAAATTTTCCCGCACTACCTGGTTATACTGCTGAATTTTGCGTTCCGCAGCCTCTGCGCGGCGGCGCAAATCCGCAAACGCTTTGTCCTGTTCCGGAGATTGAGCGAGTCTTTGTTCTTTCTGCCCAGCGGCGGCAGAATCGCCCTCTTGGGCGCCGGTTACGCCTCCGGTGAACTTCGCCTGTCCTTCACCTATTGATATATTAGAATCGCCGGGGTCTGCGGTGGACGCGGCCCCACCGTCTCCGCTGCCAGAACCGCCGCCGTCATCATCCATACCCTTAAACCGGGAAAAATCAAAATCAAAAACATCGACACCAAACATAAAATCGTACCTCCGCGTTTACCCTCGTCAGGGAAATGTGCGCTGTCCTTTCCAGCGTGTCAGGCAAAAGCAGTTATTCGATATGTTTGAATAGCCGCAATAAAAAAAGAACAGGGTTGCCAATCCTGCTCTTTGGGATTTAATTTAGTTAACTAATAGCTACTCAGAATAGCTATTAGCGGCCATTGTTTTTGCCAGACTTAGCCCGGAGATCGCCCTGTCCTTTAATCTTCTTTGTAACATCGGGCTGCTTTGCACCAGTGCCAATATCATATTTAAAAGTGGCACTCGCCGGCATCGGTTTTGGTAAATTTTTTCCGGTCATTACAAATTCCTCCTTTCTTTAAAATTTTCTTTAAGATTAGATATAAGTTATTTTCCGCGCACTTTCTTTAGCGCGGGATTCTTTTTCTTGGCGGCCTTGCCGGCATTGCGTGAAGCATTAGCCAAGATGGCTCCGGCCTGCTCCTTGGTATAGCCTTCTTTCTCGATTTTCTTTTGTACGGCGGCAAAGCCCGGATGTTTTACGTTCTTCTTAGCCAAAATTAACACCCCGTATTATTTATTTTTTCTTCTTCGTCCTCTTGGGCAATTTCTTGCCCTTACTGGATTCATCCCACTCTTTAACCTTTTCCTTGCCGCCCAGCGCCTTTACGCCGACAGAAGTATGCCCCCATTTACGCTGTTGGTCGGATTTCCATGGACTCATTTGCCCTTACCGCCCTTTTCCGGCTTAATATTGTCGATCTCTATCGACACGCTCCGGTTCTTGCCGTCCCTGTCCTGCCGCTCAGAAGTAGACACAATTTTACCGGTAACAACCATCTGTACCTTACTGCCTACCTTAGCGCCGTCAATTTCTTTTGGTATCTGCTTATCATCAAGATAAATTTTCGGCTTATAAATCGGCACCTTCCCAAGCACATTAGTCTTACCGGTAATTTTCTTGCCTGCGCCGCTCTTGCTCTTAGCGACGCTACTATTGCCCTTGCTTTTTGCCGCCACCACGATCACCACCCATTAACACTTTTTACCGGTAACTTTAACCTTACTTTCCTCGCCGGAATGCCCCTTATTGATTTTGTTCATGGACAGGTTTGTATTCCCGGTTACAACTTTCGTTTTGGTTTTTTCTGTTTTATTTTTTGCCATTATACGACACCCCCTTGCCCCCCTTGTAAACTCTGCTGAAGCTGTACTAACATTTGTGTCTGCTGCTCTAATGTGGCCGAAAAGAACTCCGTTAAAGCATCGGTCGGCATTGCCTGCAGCGCCTGCATCAATGCCGGATTTTGCTGCAAAGCCTGCACTATTGCCGGGTCAAGCTGCGGCTGCCCTCCGGGTTGTCCCTGCGTGGGTTGTTCGAGCGGTCCCTGGAGCAACTGTTGTTGTCCTGAAGGCGATTGTTGTGATTGCGTTTGCTGCCGTTGTTGCGCCATAACTTTTTGCTGCTCAACTTCCGCTGACATCGAAGCGATCAGGTCCTTAAGGTGAGGAACTCCAAGTTTATCCAGCACCTTAATTAAGAACAAGTTTGACGGTGTACTCTCGAACCGCCCCTGCCCAGCCAAAAGCACCAAATTGCTAAATACTTCACCTTTCGCCTTCATAAAAGCAGGTTCCGCAGTAGTCTCAATGTCCAAATCAGGGAACACGATATTCCCGTTTAAATCCTTCAATAGATTTAGGCGGTTAAAACTACCGTATATTTCTTCTTCGCGGTCGCCAGCCAGTCTAAACGGACGGTCATCGTCGCAGAACGCCATGGCGAAGTCCGCTATAGTCCGGTAAAGCCGCTTATATGCCGCGGCCTTATAAACTCCCTTGAGGGAAATTTTTTGCGCCGCCTGTTCGACGTAAACCAACTCCTGCTTGCCGGACGTGCTGCCCGGCGTCCTCATGCCAAGAGCGGCGTTAGTCGCGCCGGTAATGAGCTGCAAGTATTCCTTCATCTTATCCATTAATATCAAGCCGTCAGTACCGGGTCCCAATTCTACGGCCTGGACAGCCTGCGGGTTGCCGACAACAATTATCTCAGAAAACGGATCAAGCAATTTTTGTTTGATGTCATCAGACTCGCAAAGGATTTTCTTTCTGCCTCGCAAGTAGCTTTCTTCTATGGTATAAAGTATTTTTTTAATGGACTCGTTGAGGTCGTGAATATCCTCCATCATAGATACCGGCCACCAGCATTTATCACGAGGAATAAACGGTATGGCAACCAAATCCCAGTTATTTGGTATGTAGTATTCCACTTCCGTTCCGGCAGGAACGATTTTCGTGACCGATTCGCCGGTCTGCGAGTTTATCCCGGCGCGAACCAGCAAATCTTCTTCCAGAACTTCCGACGCAACCGGATTGCCCTTTTCGTCACGCCGGTAAAAGAATTTCGGAATATGCTTAATAAGCAAATCGCCGGACCACCATAATTTACAGATATCGCCGTCCTCGTCCCGGTAAGTAGTCTCGATTACCGTATATTTATTCAGGTTAGCATCTTTGTCCCCGGACTCCTGGTCGGTTACATTTATTCGCTGGTTCCCGGCCATCTCGTCAAATTCCCGGTAAAGAACGGCTTTGTCCTCAACATCCTGTTTAGTCAAATGCCGCCATTTACGCAAAATATACTTGACGTGCCGGTTGGTAACATGGTGGTAATGCTCCATGTCGTTCACGTCTTTGGCGCCGTGATTGGGAATAATGTCTTTTGGGTGCGGGTTAGAAAGCTCTATATCGCCAATGTAGCCGGCTTTTTTAATGGCATTATTCCAATGAACCTTTATAAACGAAACGCCGTACTTCATAGTACGGCGTTCGTTTTCCAGGTTTATCTCACTGAGTGACGGGGTTGCCACTCTTACCACATACATGCAGTAATTTTTTAGCGCGGCCACCGGCATTTCATCGTCTTTCGCCACAGCCTTGAAGTCAGGGTCCGGCACCGCCGAATCAATCTGACTTTCAATAATCATCCGGGGAAAGTTTACGATAGTCCGGGGAGTCTTGTCGTCTGCAGCGATGTCTGATAAATTGTCAAAACTCCGCCCGGCCTCATACTCAGAATTCCACTTATCCATCCAGGCATCAAAGGGTTTTTTAACTCTGCGGTCGGCCTCCAGCTGCCTTTGCCAGAACTGCAGAAGATCGTAATCCGCCTGTTCCTGCTCTATCGCTTTTCTTCTATCGGCCACCCTTTTCACCACTTTTCCGGCTACGCTTTTAAGTCCGTCAATAATATTCATGGATATCTACCACCTAACCCGGTGTTTTACCAATTCTTCCCTGTATTTCCTGTCAAATTCCATATTTATAATAACGCCCTTCTTTGCGGCCTCCGGCATTCCCTTGGCAAATTTCAGGGCATTATCTACACTTTTGGAAGGTCTTGACATTACTCCATAGCGTACGGCCTCCGGGCCGTGGGTGATATTGTGTGGTTTATCCGCCGCGTCCTCCGGGTTGTGTTCGTCGTGCAATAACTGCGGCAAACAGCGTATAAGATTTATGCAGTGGTCAAAAATTTGCAAATCCGCCGTCACAACACCAAACTCGTCCTCATAAGGCGCGAGGTATTCACGAAGGCTTCGCCAGCCGGCTATACGATCGTGTTTTGCCTTGGTCAAAAATAGCCCTTCGCGAGCCATTATCTCCCTGCCGGAAGTGCCAGTTTCCTGGCGCTTATTCCAAAGATCGGGCGAGGCTACAGTATACGCGATTTTTTCATCCTTCGGGGTCATGGCGAGTATCTTTTTGGCGGCTTCGGAAAGGCGCAAGCCCGGCTGGTGCAGTTCGCGGTAAATATAGCATTTGCCGTATGGAGACGTCATCCACCAGTAACAAGCGGTCATGTCCAGACCATAATCAAGTGAACGAAACCGTTTCCACCATCTAGAACCATCAAATGGTTTACAGACATGAATACTGCGCCGAAATTCTGAAAAATACTGCCCAGCGAAAATATCAAAATCGCCATCAAGAAGTTGTCTCTTAATTACCTCCGGCTGTGATTCTAAACGCCTACGATATACCGGGTCACGCTTTTCCAAAATTTCGTTATCTGAAAGTTTAGCCGGGATGAAGATATGGTCTTCAAACACGCCATCTTCTACCTCAACCAGATAAACCTGTTCAGGAGTTCCGGGGTCTACAAACTCAGCCTTAAACCAGGCATGTCCTTCTCCGCCTGGGTTGGTTCCTATGGCCATAAAAGGTATTACGCCGTTTTTCGTGGCTCGGTTACGAGTTAAAAGATACCGATAAATAAAACGAGTGAACTGTGTCCCCTCGTCCAAAAGAATGATATCAAATTGCTGAGATTGATACGAAAATACATCATCTTCATTCTTACAGTGACAAAACTGCAGCACTGATCCGGTCGGCATTGTCCATCGCCGCTGAGTTCCGTTCCAGTCCGCCCAGGACGACATTAATTCCTGGGAACGCATTATAGCGCCGCCAGGACCTTCCAACTGCGGATACTCGCGCCGAAAATAGCCAATATTTATGCCGGGATAATAAAGCCCGGCGATAATAGCGATTCCAAGCAAAGCGTCGGACTTGCTCAGCCGCCTCCAGCAGCGCCGCCGTATCCTATGACGGTAGCCACCGGGGGACTGGGATCACCGCCTTCAAACGGAAACGCCAAGCCGCAAACCCGAAGAAAGGTTAGCTGGCGCGGCTGCGGCACCCAGTTTATATCTATTTTTTTGGGCTTTTTGGCCGCTGCCTTGGGCATGGTAGTTACCTCGCTGTTTTAAGCAAACAGATTATTTTAATCTATGGATGGTTTTTGTGACCGATTTTTGTAGTGGCGCATTTTTTCTTCCCAATCCTCAAACCCCATCCACCTTAAAACCAGTTCATTAAGGGCAATATCGCACTCCCGGCAAACAGGCCGATGCACTCCATTATCAGAACAAATATTCCACTGTTGGCTTGCTGGTTGCCCACACCTGAAACATGGCACCCGGCTAATTCCTATAGCGGTATATGGCTTTTTGCGGCCATGCAGTTTCCATGTTGTACTCATATAGGTAAACTCCCATTTTGAGTTTTTAGGGTTGTCGGGATTATGTGTAAAGAAAAAACCTACGCGTCGAGTGCACAGGTTTCGAGAAAGGAAAAATCACTGAATATTTTCTTCTCTTGTAATCCTAAAATCGTCCTTTGCGGATTCAAGCAAGCCCAGCATCTCTATATAATTTAGGTTTCCGGCACGGCTATTATAAAAACAGCCGTCTTTATCAAGCATCTGTATCATTAAGCCTTTTATTTTACCTGCTTTATGGCACTCTAAAAGTTTGTCAATCGCCCAGCCAATATTGTCAATGTGCTTTACTGGGACGGGTTTTGGGATGGATTTTGGAACAGGTGGTAAAGCAGGTTTAAGTGTATGGTTTGACATAGAGTCACAACCTTTCTATGTATCTACATATGGAATATATTTACAATAAGGTGATTTTGCCTTTTTGTTTGCAAAAAATTTTGTGAGTGGGTCTATATATAGCAGTACCCACGACCCAATGATGCCGGGGGGGGGTGGGGGTAGGGGCCACTATCCGCCTGGACGTTACCTACTACGCACCTGCCGCTCACCATACATAGCGCAACATACCACTACACACCTATGGCAACAACAGAGCAGCAACTACATATATAATGGTAGCGAGTCCTTGTCGCCTGGCCACCCCGGCCACCCATAACCCCGCCCTGCAATGCATAAATATACAAAAATAGCCCCTAGTTAGCTACATTTATACATAGCATAAAAAGGGGCGAACAGTCTTATCCTTACAGATACAAGGGTTTGCTAAATTGTCTGAACTTTACATAACGTTCATTCTCGGAACATTATACAAAAGGGGAGCGTTAGAAGCCTTGATATTACTGTGCTTTTAGCTTGCTGTGAAGCGTTTACATAAAACATGGCAGCGAACTACTCATCCCTGCTAAAACTAACCCGGATCGGACCGGACAAGTTATGCTCAATCTCCTGTTTGTCCGTCTGGCCAAGGAAGTTTTTGCCTAGAAATATCTGCATTACAGGGTTTTTTGCATCTATAGCGGTCTGCCACTGTGCCCGACGCAGGGAGGATTTACCACCCTCTCTTTTTTGTGTATAAATATCCGCAAAATTTACACCATAAATCTCTTTGCATCTCCGATCTAGCGTGTCTATACTCATATCCATCACAGCTGCAATTTCTG